GATCTTTTGGCTATAACATCCATGTAGCACGGCAAGCCCCAGTCTATGACTGAAGCCCTCAGTGCTTGTCGTATTGTTTCGAGTTAGTCGTCCAAGAATAGGAGGTTGCATTATTATGCAGCCCACTCATGTACGTAAATCTAACAAGATTAACTGTCGCATACTCAATCGTGACTTTAATGTCATGAGCGAGCGCGCAGACAACGACCATGGTTTGTGACTTCACAGCGTAAGCTGTGCAGTTATCTGCCAAGAAACTAGGCTACAAGCCTAGTGAGAACTCAGATGAGAACAAGAACTAGAACAGTCGTCAAACAAGTGTGGAAGGTACCAGCCTACGTGAACGCACCAAGCGTTCACTACAACTGTGACCTTACTACAACACCCGGTGTACTCAATCGCGCCGCCGAGGATATCAATGTTGATTACCTCGACGAGTGTATGAGAGACGAAATCGGGAAGAACAGTACTCACCCTGTGCGGCATCGGCAGCGAATTAGTCGTACTAGTACGGCAAACTTCGGTACCTTTAATGCACAGGATACTGTCAGAGGCTACTACGAGTGCCCAAGCGCAAGTGCGCTCTGGCCTCGTTATGCGTATTTGTCGAACAACAGTTCGGCATTTACTGCATGGGATGTCACAAGTGTGACAAACACCGTACCGCCTGGCTGGACGATTGGAAGTCCGACATCATCCGATGAAATCCTGCTTAAAGAGCAGGTTCTCGAGAAGGCTAGAGGCATTAAAGCCGATATCCTGCTCGATTTAATCGAAGCGAACCAGATGTCCTCGTTCGTTGTGCCGTTTGCGCAAACTATCCCTAAATATAGGGCTAATTGGCGCTCGATACGACGGAGGCCCGGTGCTGTCTTTTCGCATCCCATTACGGGAACGATAGACTTCATTAGGGCCAACAAGGGCCGCGTGAATGATCTCCTGATTAGGGAGTCGCGCGGTATAGCTAAGTTCGCAAGCGGCAGCCATCTAATGTACGCCTTCGGCATTGCGCCGTTGGTGTCCGATATGATTGCTGTCCGGAAGTCCTTAGACACTATGTCAAGGGATGTCAAACGTTTCGTCGAGAACGATGCTATGCGCTACAGCTCTAAAGCTGAGTTCATGTGCTCGTGCTCCCTTCCTCGTGTTAGTTATAATCACCCCACAAATGTAGGGGTATACACGAGTAATGCAGGCACTGGTAGGGTTGTGAAACCTCCTGGTGTCCGATACGTGCTAGTTGTTCAACCGCACGAGAGAGTTGTCAAAGAGGCTTTAAACAGCCTAGACTACTTCCTCGCTCGGTATGCGTCATCACCTGCTAGCTTGGCCTGGGAGTTAGTTCCTTTCTCCTTTGTGGCTGACTGGTTTGTTGATTTACGCGGAGTGCTGCGAGCGATCGATAAGATGCTTGGCTTTACGCCTTACATCATAAAGTCGTTCACTCGTTCGTACTCTTACCACGTGCAGACGGCAATGGACTTCACTACAAATAATACATGTAATGGAGCCGTGTTGACTGCTGCACCTGTAGGTACTGTAGAGTTCAAACACTACGAGCGTTCTTTGGTTACGGATCGGACCTATTGGCCCGCTCTGAAACCCCAAGACGGAAAAAATCATGCTGGCATTGCTGCTAGCTTGATCACCCAAATGCTCCTGAAAAGGTTGCAATGAAGTGCGTCTCGGTGACCAGGAAAAGCGGAGCCCTAAAGGCTACGCTAGTCTGAAAGTTAACCAACATAAAACCATAATGAATGCTGATCTCACGTTCAATACGATTGTGTTCAAGAAGTCCTTCGATGAGAAGGGTGGTTCGGAACGCAAATCCATCGCTCGGGGTATCAATACCCCGGATAAACTCGTAATCAAGTCGCAGCAGTATACCGACTCCTCAACGAAAGTTGAAGGTACTCGGTTCACTGGGCGCGTCGATCGCGAAGACATTGATGCCAATCTTCAAAAGATTGTAACCTCGATGTACTTCGTCCTCGCCGTTCCGAAGACCGCATCCCAAGCGCAGGTCGACAATGTTGTCGCTACGTTTAAGGCTGTTGTCGCGGACTCGACGTTTATCCCTGGTGTCGAAAACGGCGAGACGTAAAAACGTCTCGTTCGAGAAGACTACCAAGCGTTACGTATACGTGCTTCTTAAGTCACTCTTAAGAGTGGTTAAGTTGCACATAATAAGAATGATCGGCTAATATGGTTCCCATATCAAAATGCATGCTATAGAACATACATTCAGTTGCCTGCTAGCAGATGTAGCAAGACTATCTGGGTTCTCTGAAATACGAGGATCTTGGTGGTCGCTACAATGGTGCCTAAACGAGGCTCCTAAGCTAGAGAAGAAGGTGCTAAGGTTCATTGAAGAACATCAGGTTACTACGGAGTATCGGGTTAAACCGAACGTCGTAGAAGCCATAAGGTTCCGAATACACCAGGAGGTTCCGTTGCTTCAAGCAATGGACAGCCTAGTGAGTCAGTTCCCAGCACCGCTGCAGAGACTCGCACGAGAATCAATTATTGATCCTCTGTTTATGCGATATCTTCGGCAACTTCTATTGTTCTGCTATAAAGCTCAAGTACAACATGACAAAGAAACGACCCAAAAGAGTTTCAAGGCCTTCCTTGAAACTAACCGAGACGTCGGCGGAGTTAACAACGGACTTGCTAATGCAAGCCCTCTCCTTCTACGTCGCACCAAACAACACGTCCAGTCAATCCTTGGCTGTTTCCGCGAAAAGGCTATTAAGCCATCTCACGGACCAGGTGCTGTCACTACCTCAAAAGGGCGGTGGCAGAAGTGGTACTCTCAAATAGAGTATCTCTTTCCATACTCAGATTGGTTGTCCCTGTATTTTAATCAGGAACACTGCTCTGAGCATGTGGATTTAGGACTAACCGATGAACACATCGAAGCTAAGGTCACCGCCGTGCCGAAAGACACGAGGGGACCAAGGCTAATTTGTGTACATCCAGCTGAAGCCATGTGGCTGCAGCAGGGACTCAGACGTGAGCTAGAGCGTTGTATAATGCTCTATCGGCCGGGTCGGCAAGGAAAGCATTGGCCTCACGGCCATGTCTTCTTTGACGACCAAACCGTAAACGGTCGTATTGCTCTCCTGTCAAGTAAATCGGGGCATTATGCCACGCTTGATATGAAGGAGGCTAGCGACCGCATCTCAGAATCGCTTGTACAGATCCTCTTTGGGAGGAAGTACAAGTGGTTCGGGTGTTGTCGAGCTCAGAAGTTCAGGATCCCACGGTCGCCGGTTAATCCGGAGATTACTGGGGACCTGAACTGCTATGCGCCTATGGGGAACGCAACTGTGTTTCCCGTACAAACGCTGGTCTTCTGGGCCATATGTTGTGCATCATTACAGCGACAGAAGGCTCGTCAGCCTAATGCTGTATTCGTGTTCGGAGACGACATCATAGTTCCTTCAGAGCATGTCGAGGGCGTCATAAACGACCTCGAGAGCTTTGGATTACTCGTCAATAAGGATAAGTCCTTCTGGCGAGGTGCCTTCCGGGAATCGTGCGGCG